CCGAGTGGTATGCTTTAGCAGAACAGGCTAATCTTGGCACAGATTTTGCCCAACTCGCACTGCAGAATTTTGGTGTGCATGCCAGTGAAACTGCCTGGATTGGCACGAAGTTTGATCGTGTGATAGACAACAACAGCAGTCTTGATGATTTGTATGCCCAGATCAACGGTCTGGTTCGAGATCTCCGGCCCGCCAAGGAAGATCTTGCCGCGTAATCAGTGCGGCACAGTTCAAACACACAGTTTTAAGATTGCGCAGTTCGCAGTCATTGAGATCGCCATTGACATGATACACCATGAGTTGGCTACTGTGCCTGGCTTTGAACGCACAGCGATCGCAAGTATTTTTCTTTTTGTAACCTGATGCTCGCCATCTTGGTTCCACAGGTTTGATTTTCCTGCCCTTGCGGCCACAGGAACCGCACACCCGACGATAGTAAATCTTGTCATTGTGATAGCCGTTGATGGCAGCAAGATTTTTATTACATACTTGGCACAAGGGTCTCATACGGGTATTTACGACGCAGACCTTAATTAAGGCTCCTGTAAACGGCTTGTTTTTGGTTCAGCCAATAAATATTGATAACCATTTATAAGGATAACACTATGGCACTTGTATCCCCCGGCGTAGAAGTTACCGTCATTGACGAGTCTAACTATATTCCAGCCGCGACCAACTCGGTCCCATATTTTCTCATCGCTACAGCGCAGAACAAAATCTCTGGCGCAGGTGTAGGCGTAGCCGCAGGCACACTGGCTGCCAATGCAGGTAAAGTATATCTCATAACCAGCCAGCGCGATTTGAGCGCCACGTTTGGCGTACCGTTCTTTTACAAGACATCCGCGGGCACACCAATCAACGGATACGAATTAAACGAATACGGACTGTTGGCAGCATATTCGGCACTGGGCATCAGCAATCGTGCGTATGTACAGCGTGCTGACATAGATTTGGCCGAACTCACAGCCAGCCTGGTAAGACCCACTGGTTCGCCGGCTGATGGCACGTATTGGTTGGATACCACGTCCACAGCCTGGGGCATTTTCCAGTGGAATCAGACCACGGGTGAGTTCACCGTGCAGACTCCAATCGTGATTACTGACACAGGTGATCTCACAGTCGGCGTACCCAGTGCTGACATTGGTAGCATCGGCGATTACGCCGTGGTTGCCACCAATGCGTTCAATCCTGTGTATTACAAAAATCAAGACAACGCCTGGGTTGAAGTAGGCACAGACGCTTGGAAAAACTCATGGCCCACAGTGCAAGGCGCCAACACTGTCACAGGCAACGCTTTGACCGTTGGCAACAAGATCACCATCAACGGTACAGAAATCACGCTGTCTGGACAGACCTTGGCCAGTCTGGTTGCACAGATCAATTCTGCGGCTATAACCGGTGTCACTGCTGAAACCAATCTCACACGCACCAGCAACAAACTATGGTTGTATGCTGATAGCGAAGCCACCAGCGACGCTTCCACAGCAGGCGGCGGCATCATCAACATCGCACCAGAAAGCACAGCGGGTTTGCTGACCACGTTGGGTGTAACTGCGACCACTTACCTGGCTCCAGCATTACAACAGAGTCCAAACTACACAGTTCCACGCTGGAGAACTACCGATACCGAAGGTGGTCATCCCACAGGATCAGTATGGAACATGACCACGGCAGTGAATCAAGGTGCTGACATCATTGTTAAGAAATTCAGCGCCGCGCTTGGTCTCTTTGTAAATCAAAGCGCACCGATCTATGAAAACGATCAAACTGCCAACAAGAATCTCGATCCCACAGGCGGTGGTAAAAACATCCCCGCAGGTACTACCTATGTACAATACAACGTGGATCCTGAACTGTCGGGCAGTGGCAACTACAACAACACACTGACCTTGGAAATTTTTGAAAGGCTGGTAGCCGGTGCTACAATAATCACTGGCGATGATACAGCACCAGTGTTTGCAGGTGGTACCAAAACATTTACCATCCAGTACAGTACAGCAAACTCGGCCACGCTGAGTTCCACCTACACAGCATCATTCACTGGAACAACAGCAGCTGCTTTTATAACAGCAGTGTCAGCAGCCCTGCCATCGGGTGCGCCGGTTTCAGCCAGCGTGAATTCCGATGGAGCTATTGTGTTTACACACAGCCTGGGCGGTGTGATCGTGTTAGATGACACGTCGGGCACAGCAGTAGCATCGGCTGGTTTTGACAACACTGTGACCGGAGTTCGAGATGGCACAGGCACACAGACTGGTTCCTTGATCCTGAGCAACTGGGTACCGCTGACTTATACTGCCAGCGCCACCGCTCCAAGCCAAGATCCAGCAGACGGTCGTTACTGGTATTATTCGGCCACAGATCAGGTAGACATCATGATCCAGAACAATGGATCTTGGTTGGGATATCAAAATGTCACCAACGATGTTCGCGGTTACAACCTGCAGAACACCAATGACACTGGTCCTATAGTGTCGGCCTCGGCGCCCACACAGCAGACTGACGACACGCCTTTAGTCGAAGGCGATCTCTGGATTGACACATCTAACCTTGAACTTTACCCAGTGATTAAACGCTGGCAAGAAGTGGATGGTGTGACCCAATGGGTGACCGTAGACAACAGCGATCAAACCACAGAAAATGGTGTGCTGTTCGCAGATGCTCGCTGGGCTACCAATGGCTATACCAATCCTATCACTGATCCACTTCCTACTATAACATCACTGTTGACCAGCAACTATCTCGATGTGGATGCACCCGATCCTGGGCTGTATCCGGAAGGCATGCTGTTGTTCAACACACGCCGCACAGGATTCAACGTAAAATCATTCCAGGTTGATTATTTCAATGCCACCAGTTTCTCTTTTGATTCATACTCGCCGAGCACGGCCTATATAGTCGGTGATCGAGTGTTGTATAATGCAGGACTTTGGGTGTGTATACAAAATAGCACTGGTAATAACCCCAGCATTTCCAGCGCCTATTGGGATCCACTACAGACCAATGCCTGGGTCACTGCCGCTGGTAACCGTAACGACGGATCACCTTACATGGGCCGTCAAGCAGTGCGCAAACTTGTAGTCGATGCCATGAAGTCGGCTATCGACACACAAGATACTTTACGTGAAGAACAGGTTGAGTTCAACCTTTTAGCCACACCACAGTATCCTGAATTGATACCTAACATGGTGGCTTTAAACAACGAACGTAGCAACACCGGCTTTGTCGTGGGCGATACACCGTTGCGACTACAACCCACTGGGGAAAGCATCGTAGCCTGGGCCTCAAACACCGCTGGTAGTTCAATTGACAGCGAATCCGGCCTGGTCACAGCAGATGCCTATCTTGGTGTGTTCTATCCTTCATGCCAGACCACAGATCTTGGTGGCAGCCAAGTAGTACAACCGCCCAGCCACATGATGGTGCGCACCATAATCCGCAACGATGAAGTGGCTTTTCCCTGGTTGGCACCAGCAGGTGTGCGACGTGGTGTGATCGACAACGCTGAACGCATTGGTTATGTCAACGGTCAGACTGGTGAGTTCGTGACCATAGCCACGGGCCAAGGCCTGCGTGATGTGCTGTATGAAAACAAGATCAACCCAATCACGTTCATTCCTGGTGTGGGTATAACCAACTACGGCAACAAGACCGAAGCCAATACACCCAGTGCCTTGGATCGCATCAACGTTGCTCGTCTCATAGCATTCATACGTGGACGCTTGGAAGAGATTGGCAAGACTTTTGTGTTTGAACCCAATGACCAGATCACACGCAACGAAATCACCAATGCTATCGACGGTCTCATGATCGATCTCGTGGCCAAGCGTGGTATCTATGATTACTTGATCGTGTGTGATGAAAGCAACAACACACCGGCTCGTATCGATCGCAACGAACTGTATGTTGACATCGCTATCGAACCAGTGAAAGCAGTGGAATTCATTTACATACCTTTGCGAATCAAGAACACAGGCGAGATTGCTGCCGGTACAGTATCCTCGTCAAGTGCCGTCTAACGGTATCGCTAAAGGCGAAAATGGGGGTTTCGACCCCCATTTTTTTTGGTCTCACTGACCATAAATAATTGCATCAAGGAGATATAATATGGCCGTTTCATCACTAACAAGAATGACGGTGCCTTTGGCAAGTGATCAGAGCAATCCAAACCAAGGCCTGCTCATGCCCAAGCTCAAATACCGCTTCCGAGTGGTGTTTGAAAACTTTGGCGTTTCAACTCCGCGCACGGAACTGACCAAGCAGGTCATGGATTTCACGCGACCCAAAGTTGGTTTCGAGGATATCACTTTGCCGATTTACAACAGCACCTTGTATCTTGCCGGCAAGTACACCTGGGAGATGGTGTCGTGCAATCTGCGCGACGACGCTTCAGGACAAGTAGCAAGACTGGTTGGCGAGCAAGTTCAGAAACAGTTGGACTTCATGGAACAAGCTTCCGCAGCTTCTGGTATTGATTACAAGTTCCAGACCAAGTTTGAAGTTTTAGATGGCGGCAATGGCGCTGCCACACCGCAGGTCTTGGAGACATGGGAACTGTATGGTTGTTATCTGCAAAACGTAGACTATGGCGATGCCAACTATGCTGAATCAGCACCTATGACCATTGGTCTAAGCATCCGCTTTGACAATGCCCTTCAGACTCCTCTGGGTACTGGCATTGGAGCCACGGTAGCAAGAACAGTCAACGACGTAGTCACAGGATAATCCTGCCATGGCCTTTGGGCAGGATTTCCTCAAAGCGTTCTTTGGGAATGATTATCTCAAGGACTACACTCACGCAAGTAAAACCTTTAGAACCGCGGGATATGAAAATGCTCCGCGGCTCAAATTCCTTTTCCATGTATATCTCACGGTCAATGACAGCATACCAGCACTGAGGAACATCTATACTAACAACGAATCGGCTACCTTGGGCCTCCTGGTCAAAAGCGTGGATCTGCCCAGATATCAGATTGACGTCGAAACACTGAACCAGTATAATCGCAAACGCCTGGTGCAGAAGAAAATAAACTATCAACCCATTACCTGTACCTTTCACGATGACGGAGGAGATCTCATCCGGAACCTGTGGTACAACTACTATGCTTATTATTACAAAGATCCCAATCAACCTTATGCAGGCACGCCCAGCCAGGGTAGCGGCAGCATCGGGCCCAACGCCACATTGAGCCAGGGCTTCAGTTACAACAGCCGCGACATCTATGAGAATTCTCGTGTGGGCGGAGTCAACGACTGGGGTTATGTAGGTGAGAGTTACAACGACGGCACCACAGGCAAGCCACCGTTCTTCCGCGATATCCAGATCTATGGTTTCAATCAGCACAAATATGTGAGTTATGTCTTGGTCAATCCTATGATCACTGAATGGCAGCACGATACATATGATTACTCCCAAGGCGGAGGCATCATGGAAAATCGCATGACCATAGCATATGAGACAGTAAAATATTATGAAGGCGGTATTGGTCGAGCAAGACCTGACACCTATGCCAAAGGCTTTGCCAATCCGCAATATTATGATCAGGTGCAAAGCCCATTGAATCGTCCAGGCGGCACACAGAGCATCCTGGGGCAGGGTGGATTGTTGGACGCTGGCATTGGTATCTATCAAGACCTCAATGCTCGCAATCTTGCTGGTGTAATAGGTGCTGTGCAAAAAGCCGGAACGGCCTATCAGACATTCAAGGGCAAGGATCTCAAGGCCATAGCCAGAGAAGAAGCCAATGCAGGATTGAAAGATGTTCTCAAGAGTACCTTGCCGGGTGCCATACGCAATCAGCCTATTGGGTCGTCCTCGATTAATAACAATGGTCAGCCACCTACCATAGGCAGCGCCCTGCGTGCGCCTTTGTTTCCTACTCCGCCCAAGGGTAAACAATAATGGGATCAGTCAATAATCTCAATCCCAAGATAGATCAAACCGTCAAGATTTTTGACGAGTTTTATGAATTCGCAGTGGACGTTGATGCCAACGAGTACGATACCGTGAGTTCCTATTTTGAATCAGTTTTCACCTCCAAGACCGCGGCCTTAAATTTTACGACAGTGTTGTTTCGCATAGCCGATCAGACACAGACTCCAGTACTGACTCTGCTGGATGAAATACAGGGACAGGACGAAATCCAGCTCAATCAGACTCTAGCCTATTATCTCA